CACCGTGAGTGGCCTGATTGCGTCTGGGTTCTTGACCCGGACGATCCCACCAATCTCATTGTTCAGCAGGTCATCTATGTTGCAGGCGCCGTCTAGTATTTGTGTGCGCGGGTTATTGACCAGTGCCGTGTTGTCTAGGATGCCTCTCAGCACCACGGTGGCAGAGTCCTGCTCGCCAAACAGAACGTCGGCAATAGACTGGCCGAAGAATGAGTGTGGAATAGGGTCCGCACAGAAGTTAATAAAGGGGACGTCGTCCCAAGGCTCAAAGCTCAACATCTTGTAGTTGGTGCCGCCCATCAGGAACTTGTAGCTCTGCGGTACGCCTGAGCCCTCTGCGTCCACCTTCATATAAACTTCAGTGACCAGAACCTCGCGGTTGGAGGGGTCGATGTCGTCCCTGCCGTCGTCGTAGTTAAGTCGCTCGAATGACTCGCTATCGCTCTCGAGGCTGTCCAGCCCCTCCACGTCGTCCCACTCGAATCCCATCTCAATCAGCTCGCCCACGGTCATGTCCATGCGCTGGCCAACGATCTGGCAGTCCTCTATAGAACTTGCCGACGGGTCGATAATGAACTGCTCTGGTGGTACCGACTCCATCTTGATCTCGCCGGTCTCGGTAGTCTTGACCACCTTGACGCTGTGGCTCATGGAGGGCATACCCTCTGCGGATACGCTCTCAAGCGACTCGTGCTCGAGTATTTCGAGGTCCTGAGCCATACCGATCATCTGCATCTCTTGGTCGGTCAGGTTGGCGTATTCAAATATCTCCTGAGACTCCTGCGAGTCGTAGTAGACCTTCGCAATACCGTTCTTCGATAGCAGCGAGTCGTGGAACACGTCCTGCAGCAGACTGTAGCCGCCCTGCTTGTTAAATATAATCTTGCAGTACTGGCTGGCGTTCTCTGCCGCCTGTGCCTGTGTCGGGCTGCTGGCGATAAATTCGACAGGGTGCTCGGCTTGCAGGAAGACCCGCATTAGGCTAGGCTTAATCTGGCGGATAGTGTCCCTGACTTTTGTGGAGACAATTTTAGAACGGCCCTCTTCGTAGCCAACATCGCACCGGCCATCGTAGTAGCGCATGGCCTTCTCCCTAGAAGGAGAGACCTCGGACTCGATGTAGCTGACGGAGTCCTCGATAGCCGCCTTCACGACGTTACGGATCTCCTTATCTGATAACGGCTTGGGTTTATTCATTGTGCGCGACCCTCTATAAATTGATTATTGCTTGCCGCCACGTCACCGGATGCGGCTGCAGGGATCGCGGCAGAAAAGCGAGTCCAAAGCTCTCTAGTCAGCACTGCTCGTTTGCCCGTCCCATTAAATGCCGCCTTGATCGCCTTGGGGTCTCCGCTTAGTAATATGCTCATTACCTCGTCAATCTCCTGTGGCTTAATTTTTTGCTTCAACGACTTGCCAATATTGTCAGCCATTGCGACGATGGCGCGGGGATCTCCCTGCATTGCAGTGAATAACTGACTCAGGTTTGTTGTATTGCCGATCCGGTCCGTAGCTGCCTGTATGCCAGCCGTGGCGCTCGGGTTAAGTAGCTTCTGCTGTGCGGTCCTAGAGGTGGCCGCCAGATCAAGTTTTTTCAATAGAGGGGTAATATCAGTGCCATCTGCAACCATCTCTAAAAGCATTCTCTGGTTGCTGCCCTCCTGCAAAAACTTCTTCACTGCCTCAGAGCCGCCGGTAGACATGCCGCGAATGGCGTTTGCTATCTGCTTGCTGGCCGCCCTCTTGGCGCCCTCCATGTAACTGGGGAGCATGTCGCCCTCGCCGTTGCTGGCAAGTTGCCTCTGTTGCTGAGTTAGTCTGGCCTGCTTAGTTGTTGCGTCAGCAGACACTGAGCCGCTGAAGTCATCAAAGCCCTCATTTAGTACGTTACTCTCTCTGACTTTCCTTCTGGCAGCCGCCAAATCTGGGGCCGCCTCATCAAGCTGATCCCTCAAACCTCGGTATGCCGTGTTTGCAGAGTCGGCAAGGGTGCCTTGATTGTTGCTGTAACGCTCCCCCTTGAGGTCGCGCAACAGTCGCATAAGGTGGTCAGCCTCTCCTATGGTTGGAGCATCCGTCCTAGCGGCAACTCCGTCCGCTCCCTCCTTCCACAGAGGTGCGGGTACTCCAGCCTCTCTTGCAAGCCTCTCCACGCCGGCACGGGCCTCTGGGAATCTACCGTAGAGATCGTCCATAGTGGACAGCAGACCATCGTTCGTCACTGGGGTCTTTTTGGCTGCATCGTATGCCGGGCCAACGCCCTCCTGAAGGTCCTCGCCACGCCTCTCCATTGCAAGTATCTGGTTCTCTGGGTCCGCGCCAAGCAGTGTCTTATTAACCTGCTCCTCGGCCTGCCTAGACATCACATTGCCTCGGCCATTATTTCCGCCATAGACCTCTTGAACCATCTTTCTAGAGGACTCTCCAGCGCCTTGGTAGGCGTTCACTAGGGGCGCCAGCTCTGGAATCTCTGCCACCAGCTTGCCCGAATTAACGTGTGCCACAAGCTCGTCAGTGCTCATCTGAAGGGCCTTTGCAATGCTCTCAAGCTCGGCGGTGACTGCGGTGGCCGGCATACCATTCACCTTGTCCGCTGTCATGCCCGCCAGCTTATTGCCAGCCGCGCCAACAGCGCCACCTAAGAGCCCTCCAACACCTGCCCCCATTGCGCCACCTTTGAGGATATCCCCAGCATGGCCCAAAGAAAACGTGTCGTTCTCGCTCATTCCAGAGCCGGTAATTAGGCCGTCAAGGGCGCCAGTGGTGGCCGCACCAGCGGCAATCTTTCCGAGACTGTTTGCCCCCTTTAGTGTGTTGGCTGCGCCCATGCCGGGAATAAACATTGTAGGAAGAGAGCCGACTACGTTATAGGCCAATGACTCATAGGGGTTGTTTTCCCTAAACTCGGACATCTCTCCTCGGATCTGGTCTCGCTCCGATTTGTAGTCACCAAGGAAACCAAAGCCGGTCTTAACGCCTGCCTCGATCTCGTCACCGTACTCAAACGCGAGCCCCGCGCCCAGCTCTCTGGCGCGGTCTCCCCAGTCTCCATTTTTAGCTTCCTCCGCAGCGGCCTCCTCAAATATCTTCTTGCCCTGCATCCTTATTTCGTGATCGGAAGCGTTAGGCGGGTGCCTTACTTCAATTTCGCTACCGTCTGGCGCAAAAACAGTTGAGACAGGCATTATTGCGGCCCCCTTCTTATCATGGTCCCGCCCCAAGCATCTTCATCGTCTTTATCTTCCTCTTTCTTTTTTCTTCGTCGGTCATACGTCAAGCCAGAATAGCCGTCCGCATAGGCATCATCGTATTGCCTTCCCTCGTCCTGAGACTTCCATGTTTCCTGCCACTCACCTAGCGTTTTAGATCCGCTATTTAGGTCTCTGGCACGTTGGTCTACTTCCGCATATAGCTTCTCTTGGGCAATAATCTTCGCCTCGAGGTACTTATCAAGCTCCTGCTCACTAAGCCCTTGGGGTATGCCTGTGCTCATTGCGAGCTGCATCTCCTTTTCGCTTAGGGCGCCAAAGGTTGCGGAGTTTATGATGTTGATGCCCGCGTTATTTGCTGCGTTTCTTAGGCGCTGGGTTGCCTCATCGAAAGCTGGTAAATATTGCCTAAAGACGCCCGACTGAGCGCCATCTGCCAAGGCGCCCCTCGCTTCGTCCATCAGCCTCACGTCTCGCCTAATGCTCTCCCCCTGATCAAAGAACTTTGAGCCCTTCTCAGCGGCCAGATTGATGCCGTTAAGCCTGACCTTGAGGTCCGCTTCTGATTGGGCTGTTTCCCCAGTTATGGGATTGCCGTCCTTGCCCGTTAAGTACTGAACCTTGCTGCTTCCATACCCGTCAGACACGACGACAAACTGCTGTCCGGTTGCCTCATCAATCTGCACCCCAGAAGTGTTAGTCCTGAATTCCTTGTCTAGGCCAAAATCCTTCTTCATTGCGAGCTGCATAAATTCGCCACGGTGTTCTGGGGCTATATCCATCAGCTTCCTAGCCAGCTCCGGGTTGTTGTCCACGAGGTATCTCATGGTCTTGTTATTCTTCACGCCCTCCATGCCCTTGGCGTAGTTGGCCTTATTCATTGCAGCCATGCCGCTCTTGCCTGACATGGTCATGCCACCGAAGCCGTCCGACAGGGCGGAGAACATCATCGCCATGCGGTCGTTGTCCTTGTAAAATGGCGTCTTCTCCATCGCCTTGGGGGCTCCTTGGTCTGGCGTCTGAATCTCGCCACCAAGGTGCTCGGGGGTTATCATTTGGCTCGGGTTGTACTGGCTCTGTATTGTCTTTAGATCACGCTCCGGTGCTGCTACTTCGTGTGCGTGTTGAGCGCCCTGCGGCTGCACTTCATTCATGTGCTTTGTGGATATGTTTGGCTTGATTTCTTTGAGTCTTGATTTTTCAATCCCAAAGTTGGTGCCGGCAAGGGAAGGCTGCGTGGGCGGTCTTGGGTTAGGCTGTGGCTGTGGCGTGATACCCGGATTACGCATAGGCACAAACGGAGGCGTGCCCCCGGCAGGCTGACCCGGAAGCAGTGGCTTGTTCTGGCCAGACTTCTCAGCGAACTGCTTTAATAGCTCTTCGATTAGGTTCATTTACCTGCTCCCTTGCCAGAGTAGAACGACCCGGCAGCGCCAGCGCCCGTGCTCAGATAGTCAAATACGCCGGGCTGCTTGCTTGTCGTGCTGGTGGTGTCGCCCTGTGGGGCTCCTGCGAGCGCAGCAAGGTACTGATTGAACTGATCCTGACCAGCGTTTACTTGCTGGTTCCAGACGTCCTGAGTTGAGTTGGCTAGATTCTGATTGATTGCATCAACCTGTGCGCCTCCCTGAGCCAATGCGTCGGTAGCGTTCTGTGCCATGTTCCAACGGTCCTGACCCATCCCGTATACGGAATTGGCGGCAGAATTCTGCATGCCTTGGCTAGTTATGTTGTTGTCCATAAACATGCCCTGCATCTGCATAGCCGCCTGAAGTGCTGCCTGCTGGCTTGCTGCGGCGTTACGCCGGTCTCCAGCTCCACCATCACCGCCACCGCTACCACTCATTGCTGCCATCTGTGCTGCCAGTTGCTTAGCTGAGTTGGCGTTTGCGCTTGCAGTGCTCCCAACAAACTGGTTTCGCTCGTTCTGGGACATCGCGTTAGCCATTGCAGCCTCTTGGCCCATCATGGCGTTTGCGCCTCGTTGCTGGTTCATCGCACCCAAGTCGTTCATGGCCGCCGCCTGAGCGTTCTGGAAGCCCTGAGAGCGCAGCTGTGCAGATGACTTAGCCACCTGATCGAGGTAATTAGCGTTGTCCATAGACTCCATGACACCGTGCCGGTCACCACCAAAGGCGCCGCCGCTTGTGGCTGCGACTCCCGTGCTGTTCAGTGCCTGCTTTCGAGCCTTGTCTAGGTCGCCCATAGTGCTGTCCATGACCGCGTCCATATACGGGTCCATGTACTGCCCTATGTCCATGTCAGACAGCTTTGCCGCCTCATAACCCTGAGACTGCACCTGAGCCGGGTCGTAGTCGTACAGGCTCTTGGCCACCGCCGTGGTATCGATCATGGGCCCACCGCCACCGCCGCCCATCATGCTGCCACCACGACCGGCACCGCCAGAACTCATGTCCTTAATCATGCCGGTAATCATGTCCGTGTACTGCTGGTTCATGGAGTTTGAACCGTTATTCATCTGGTTCTGGAAGAAGTCCATTGCACTGTTCTGGGCGTTTAGTCCAGTCTCAAATGCGTTAGGGCCCTGTCCACCTCCCGCCGGCGCAGACGATCCGGTCTGCACGGCGTCTCCTATACCGTTGCTCATTAGGGTGTTGAACATTCCCCCCGGACCCGTTGACGCAGGCTGTGGCGGTGCAGTTGGCGAGGCCATTGACGACGCCTGAGCGCCTCCCTTGCCTCCTCCCATAGTGTCGAAGCCGCCCATAGAGCCTCCCTTGCCACCAGATGCAGAGGTGCCTGCGCCGTTCTGTCCGTACATTGGATTGCTGCCGGCCATCTTAGCCTCCGTATAACTTTGATAATAAGCCACTTAACTGCCTTGACCGTCCCTGTGGTGACTGGGGCATGCCGAAATTGGCTTGTGGCTGGCCCATTGGTTGTGGCTGGCCCATTGGTTGTTGCGGCCCCCACTGTGCTGAAATCCCTCCCTGTGGCTGGCCTACTGGATTAAAGTCGGCAAACTTGGGCATCGTCCCAACCGGGACTTGAGGTAATCCACCACTATGCCACTGAGATACTTGTGGCTGCTGCGGCATTCCGCCGCTATTGGGCATTCCGGGGAGGACGTTATCCTGTGGTCTATACGTTGCCGTCAGGTCCCCGCCAAAACTGCCAGAAGGGCCGAAGGTTTGAGTTTGAAATGGATTCCCCGGCTGCATCTCATGGAGCTGAGGCATACCTTGACTCGGAGGAGGTCCACCCGGCCTAGTCTGTCGCTGCCCATTAGGCATCATGTGACCCTGTGGGCCGGCAGGTCCTAGTGGGCTGACCTGTGGGCCACCCTTGCCGCCAGATGGCATCTGTTGAGTGCCGCCCTTTCCGCTGCCGCCCATCTGTGGGCCGCCTTGTTGTCCGCCACTCATACGTTGAACCTCCCTCGGTACATATCTGCAATGTCTGCATAGTCAGCGCCCCATCTTGACTTCTTCCGTCCCTGCTGGAATTCGCCCTCTGGGTCCATGTTCTTGAACCAGTTGTAATTCTCTCTGTGCAACGCGCTGGGCGTCACAACGCCCGGCATGTAGTCCTCTAGCTCCTGCATAAGCTCAGGGTACTTGTTCCAAGCGTTTGCTAGGTTCTGTGTGTGGCCGGTCTCGGTCGTGTAGCCCTTAATCCCGCCCCTGCTTACCTCGTGGGTAGGCAGGCTGTCGGCTATGTTTGCCTCTCCCATGCCAACACCGAGCAGGTTTGCTTGGCCTCCAACATTGGTCCACGCCTGACGGGTTGCCGCGCTGGGCGCCGCCTGCACAATCCCGCCGTATGGGATGGGCGACTGCTTAGAAAGCATCTGCCCAGTCTCCATTGACTGAAGAAACTCCCTCTTAAACTCGGGGTCCATCTTCTGCTCGGTAGTCTCGCTACCGCCCTTTCCTCCACTCATTTGTCAAACTCCTGTGTGACGTATCGTAATCCGTTGGTGCCAAAGCCGAGGTCAGCTAGGGCCTTGATCCATCCAGCGCGGCCATTTAGTGACAGGCCGTCGCATTCGTATGACTTCGCAAACTCCACTAGGCCCTCGTGCGTGTCCTTGATCTCCTGAAGGTCACCACCGGCTAGAAAAATGTGCAGGTACCGCTTGTTGGGGTAGTTGTGAAACTCTGTGACTAGGGCCGAATTCTCTGTGGGCCATAGGTGTAGGTTGCCGCTGATAACGCCGTTGACGATGTGAACGAAGTCATGGGTATTGCCACCGTGGTCAAGTGCCCTCTGGATGTGTGGCTGTGCCTTCAATACCTGCTCGTGTAGCTTCGTTGCTTCGCTCATCTGTCAACGCCTCCATGCGTGAGATTCTTGTCGCCGCCTTGTTAAGCCTGTCCTCTAGGTGCTGTATCCTGCGCCGCAGATAGTTGTCCAAGTCCTCCGCCCATAGCTGTGTGTCACCACTGTATGGCGGGGGAGGCTCTGGCGTATTTCGCATTCGCTCCAGTTGGATATCTTCCTGACTCCGACTGTCTTTCATCGTCTACCGCCACTGCCCATAAGCACGCGCATGTCACCAATACGGACATCGTGCGAGCCACTGCTATCATTGACAACATTTACCCTCATCCTCATCTGGCGGCCCGTGAACCGAACGTCCGTCTGTGGCTGCACCGCATAAGGACCGAATGTGATCTCCTCGCCCTGTGGCTGGAAGCGCGTCTTGAACTCAAGCTCAACACGGCCCAGTGGGCCGCTATCGGTAAGCACCTGAGTGGCGTTAATTACGTTGTCACCAGAGCCCAGTGATATAGGGCCGGTCTCGGCCCATGCCTGAGCACCGTCAAAGCTGGCATTCTCAATCTCGTGGCGCCACACGTTGCAGCTCTCGTCCAACCAGATAGGGTCGTTAAAGATTCCCGAGTCAACGCCTGCGTGTCTGGTGATCTCGCCTATGCTCCAGATGTTCTGGGCGTAGTCATAAGTCACATAGCGGTCGTTCACCTTCTTGATGACCACCTTCCCGTCAACCGTCACCTCGACTCCGGGTGCCTGTGTGGATGTGTAGAACCATGTGATCTCGTTGTATTTTGCGTTGGCCACGGCAAACACGTTATGGAGGAACGTAGTGTCGATAAACCGGAATACTCGGTCAGAAACCTCACACGGCAGCTCCCTGACGGCAGAGCCGTCGTAGGTGTAGAAACCGTCCCGGCCCATCCAGAAGGCGCCGGCACCAGTTGCCGCTGCGGCCCTGTCTGAGGATATGCCGCAATTCTTACCGACCTGCTGAAATCCGTATACCAGCGGCGGGCCAGAGTACTGTGCGACGTGTGCGTCCGAGGTGGTCAGGATCAGGGTTCGTCCCCTGACGCGGATGCCACACTTAATGGCGCCGTCAGTCTGCAGCTCAAAGCCACCGGCCTCGTTGTCCACCGTAAGGTCCCAGACCTCTGGGTCCTCCCTGTCGCACCACGCTACACGCCTGACGTTAATGGTGCCGTCTCGTTCAGCGCCGAGGGCAAACAGGAAACGCTCCTCAGTGGCGACCAGTGACAGGCACCGTGGCGCGTTAGCCAGCTCGGTAAACTTCTCCGACTCCTCTGTCTCGGCAGGCTTCCATCGCCATATCTTGCGGTCGCTGGTGGATACGGCCATAAGCTCTTCGCCGTAGTTGTCTATCGTCCACGTCGTCGCCGGGAGCTTGGTCTGCCCCTCTGTCTGCCTTGGCGTGCCGTATGCCTGCTTGCCGTAAAGACCGCCGCCGTAGCCCTTGTTGAGCGTGGGCGTCTCTGCACCCGGCAGCGTCTTGCCAGACGTCAGCTGCGTAACCTCACCGAAGCCGTTCATGGCGTATAGGTGTGTCGCTGTCGCAACGGCTAAGTAGTAGCCGGCGCCGTTTGTCCCGGTCGCGTCGTCTAGGAACCAGCTATGTGCCTCACGGGGCACTGACGTGTCACCAAAGCTCGCGGTAATGTTGACCGCCTGTGGGTCCTCTGTGTTATCGACAAAGCGTACCCAGCCACCCACGGGCATCATGGCGCCCTGATCCCATCGCATCAGATTGGCGTCGTGCCACCTGTCAGAGGACTGGTAGGCTGTGCCGTGCCACCGGACTCCCGGTGGTACCTGCAGCTTGAGATAATTCATTCAACCGCCTCTATGTCAGCGTTGTCTGGATAGTTAAACTTAATGCCCCAGATGACCCTTGCGGCACCGTGGCCGGCGTCGTCTTGATTTGGTCCGCCACCGCCACCGCCGAACTGAATGCCCACGCCGCCAGATCCGGGGTTGCCGTGATATCCGGTAAAGTCGGTTGGTGCTGGTGGGAGTGTCGCCGTAGCGCCCTTGCCCTTTACACCGACCCCGCCGCCGTTGTAGCCCATATTGAGGCCCATGTAATAGCTGGTCGGGTTCCTGCCGCCACTGGCGCCGCCAGAGTCTGGGTCAGGGGCTTGGTCGCCGTCACCGCCGTTGCCGGTATAGCCGGCAGCACCGCCGCCAGATCCAACCTGAGTGAAGTTTGGCCCGCCGGGCCCGAACCGACCTCTCCCGCCCTCGCCGCCGCCGTGGTCCATGTTGTCGGGGTCTGAGACGCCAAAGCTGCCTCCATAGCTACCGCTACCGCCATAGGCCCAAGCTATCCACTCCCATACTGGCTCACCCGTGTCGGGATGCAACTCCTGATCTCCGTCCTCGTCCAGAACGGGCCTGCGGATACCAGACCTGCCGGTAGATGATTTTCGCCCAGAGTAGCCCACGCGCACCGACAGCCTCTCACCGGGCTCCACGTTGATGTTGTTGACCCAAACAAGGCCACCACCACCACCGCCAGAAGCCTGACTATCTCCTCGACTCCCGCCAGATACGGCGCCCGCGCCAATCGCGCAGAAGTGTATACGGCGGAGGCCCAGAGGGACGATAAACGTGGCGTCCTCAACGGGCTCGTCGTAAGTACTCTCGCCGATGTACTTGCTGCCGCCCTCTCCGGTGACTGTCAGTAGTCTCGACTTTATCAACTTGCGACACCCGAGAAAGCGCCTACTACTCTGGGGCCTGTGCCGCCATCGAAGGAGAAGAACTGTATGACGTTGATGCCTATCTCTAGGTCCGGGCTCCCGCCGCCGACCCAGTAGACCTGCGAGCTGCCGTTGGCAGACCACTCAATATTCACAGCGGTGTCGCTGCTCTTCTCTAGGATGACCGTAATCTCTTCGCCGGCATCAGTCAGCCGCACGTCAAACTCACAGTCAGCAGTTGGCGCAAACATGTACTGAACGGTCCCCGCGTCTGGGTTGAAGGTGGTCGATGTGGCCGACCCCTTTATGACGTTCTTCTCCTTGATGCGGCCACTGACCTCTAGGTCCCTTGCCTTGATAACGCAGTCCTGAATTATGCCGAGGCCCTTGTCATTATCGTCGTCCGCGTCTGGGTTCAGACCGATCAGCAGATCAACCTTGCCGTTGATGTGAGTGTCTGGGTGAATCTGCAGCGGCTCCTCGTCGTCTTCGAGGTCGTCGTCTGACTGCCCGATGATGCCGGTTATCAGAGAGCCGTCGATGCTGCCGGTCTGGATGTCGATACCGTTTACCGGCTTCTCACCACTGAGTAAGTCGTCCAGCTCATCAAAGTTATCATTGAGGTTCCCGCCCCACTCGTTCTCACTGCCGCCTACCAGCGGCTTTAAGAATTTATATACTTCTGTTGTGTCAG